TTTGAATATGATATAGTAATTAAGTCAAGACCGGATGTTGTGTTTGACCCGATATACCATTTCAGTTGGGAACACTTGGAAAACAATTTACTCTATACCACACACGGGGGAATTATGGAACACGAGTTCGGTATGTTTAATGTAAATGATTGTGTATTTTATTCAAATTCATACACAATGGACTTAATGATTCCAATGTACTTTTACAGACAAAAAATGTTAGACGAAAGAAATATCTTGGATGATAAATTATATACAGGTCCATTGGGTCCAGGTGTTCTAATGAACGAATATTTTAGAGACTACGGAATAACCGCACAATCTATTCAACCAAACAGAAGTAATTTTAGAGAAACACTTTTAAAACTTGGTTGTCCTAATGATTTGAATTTGTTTGAACATAATGACTTTCACAAAATGGAAAAATATTTTAGAGAGTGGTATACGAAATGAATATTATTACAGGTGAAAAATTTCAAGATTTATGTGAAACGCAAATTAGTAAAGTAGAACATAAACAATTTGAGTCTAATATACATAGTATTGACATAGACAATTTTGATTTTACAGATTATAATAATAGTGAATTGGTTTATTGTAATATTTCTTTGATTAACGAAACAAAACCAAAGTTAGCAGAGTCAAAGTTATATGAAAAATTACAACAATTAAAAAATCCATTTAGTTTAATTCTACATAATGCGGACGATAGTTTTGAAAACTACCATTCAAAGTATCTCAATATACCAAATTGTAGAAAGGTTTATTCACAAAATGTAAACACATTGGATTCACGAGTAGAGTTCTTACCAATCGGTATAGCAAATCATTTTTGGAAATGGGGAGATACAAAAAAAGTAGTAGATGTAATTTTGGAAGATATAGAAAAAACAGATTTTGTATACGCACATTTTCAAGAAAGAGACAATAGAGTTGAGTGTTATGATAATGTTGTAAGAGAGGAAATACCAATTGTAGAATCAATGGAATATAAAGATTATCTAAGAAAACTAAAAACATATAAGTATTGTGTTTCACCAGAGGGGAATGGAATTGATTGTTATAGAACTTGGGAAGCACTATATATGAAAACAATTCCAATATGTAAACGAAGTATATTGATAGAGGAATTCGCAAAAACATTTCCAATATACATTGTTGATGATTGGAAAGATTTAGATGTTAAAGATTTAGAAAAACAATATGATTCATTTAGTTGGGATAATTGGTATCAATTGGATTTTGAAACATATTGTAGAAAGGTTGGACTATGATATATTCATTTGGAGATAGTTTTACAGCAGGACTTGGTGTTGATAGGGAGTATGAAAATTCTCAGTTGGGTGGACATCCAGAGTGGGATACAATGACTGATGAGCAAAAAGGTATTCAAAGAAGTAAAATTGAAAGATTTAGACACGAAAACTCTTACACCGCATTTTTTGCTCGTAAGGTCGGTATAGGTTATCTAAATCAAGGACTATCTGGTTGTTCTAATATTGATATTTTAAATACAATATTTGAATGTGGAGATAATTTTAAACAAGGTGATATAGTTTTTATAGGATTTACTTCTTCACTTAGAAATCCAATATCATTTTTTCCACGAAAGTTTCATCAAACAGGATTTAAGTTAGCACCAAATCTAAATGTTTTGAAAGATTTTACTGATATTAAGATAAATAACTTGATGAAAGAAAATTATTCAGAAGAATCTATGTCATTTTTTCAAGATTACTCTAAGTTTTATTTAACAGAAATGTTTGACGAACAATATTATGAAATAGTAAATTATAACATAATAGTATTTTTACAGAAATATTTTGAATATAAAAAAGTAAATTATATAATGTTTGATGCTTTTGATTATATGGTTAATAAAAATTACAAACACATTAATCAAAAATATTATTGGAATTTTAACAATGAAACTATTTATTCTTATATAGCAAGTTTTAATGATGAAGGTTTATTAGAAACGGAAGGTTATAATCCATACGACCAAACACCACGACACCCAAGTGCAGCGGGACATAAACTCTTTGCGGAAGAACTACATAAATTTTACAAAAAGGTATACAATGGTTAATTATTGGTTTGATACATTTAAACATCTAAAGTCTTTTGATATACTACCATATCAAGAGGTGGTTGATTTGTATTTAAAAAATCAATTATTATTAGATAAAAGTGGAAAAGAAAAACTTGGTGGTGATAACGAAAGACCAATCAACTCAGACAAAGAAGAAGTAGATGAGAATGCTTTTTGGTTAGGACACGACCCACGATATTACAATGTAAATTCAATTGGTAAAGTTACACAAGCAAAAGCAGATGTAGTATCAATGGATATGAGAGGTTTGGGAAAAACTTGGAGTCATTTTATTTACTTAGAATTACCATATCAGTTATTTAACAAGTTTCAAACATCAGTTCACTCAAATAAAGATATAAGTATTTACAGAAAATTTTTAACCGATTTAGATAAATGTAGTTTGGAAAAAGATGAAGTTAATAAGTTGGTAAAAGAATATGATAAAAAATTTGAAAATGAAAACACTATACAAGATTACTTTGGGGATTTCACAAAGCCAGCTTGGAGAATAGATTTAGATGAGGGTCAATATATTTCTATAAAAGAAAATGGAATAATCTATCCTATATGTTATAATGCTATGTATAGTATATTTGAAAGAGGAACTCATAGGTCAATGTTTTTAGCTCACACCAAAAGTGATGTCCCTATCTTTATACAATATCCTAAATTAAATGCAGAGGAATTAGATTTTGATTGGGAAATTAATCTTGGTAGTAATTTTAAAAGTAGTATGATAATGAAAGTAAATGTAGAAGAAAAATCATTGAAGTTTTATGAGGAAGTATTATGAAGACAATAGCAGGAATCATACACGCGAGAAAAGATAGTACAAGGTGTCCTAATAAACATTTACGACCATTAGGAGATACTACTTTGATTGATATTGCCTTGGATAAACTAAGTAAGTTAGAGTTGAATGAAAAGTATTTGGCAGTCTATGACCAAGAATTAAAAGACAAAGTTATTGACGGAGTAAAGATACTTCATAGAGACTATGATTCAGTAGCACCTGGAAATGCACACCACTCGATAATGTATAGACATTTAGAAAATGTTGAATCTGATTACATAGTAAACTTAAATCCTTGTCAACCATTTTTACAAGTAGATAAATTACAACAAGTTATCACATTGTTTAAATACTCAACACTCGATAGTATGATTACGGTAAAACAAGAAAGAAACTTTTTTTGGGATAAAGATGAAAATCCAATAAATTTTAAACCAAGTGATAGGTTGTCAACAACTGCTGGCCCTTGGGTCTACTCGGCAACTCACTCTTTGGTATTTTATAAAAAGCAATATATGTTGGACAATTGGGAATTGTTCCCGAATACAAAAAACAATCCTTGTCCATTTTTAGTGGATTGGAGTGAAAAAGAATTATTAGATGTAGATACAGAAACAGATTTCAAAATAGTGGAGGAATTTTTAAAATGAAATATGTAATTGATATAGACGGAACTATATGTAAAGAAGAAGGTAAGGTAGTTGGTAGAACACCATATCTTGATAGAATCGCAAAGATAAACAAATTGTATGATGAAGGTCATACGATTGTATTCTATACTGCTCGTGGATTAAAGAGTGGTAGAGGTGAACAACATTATCGTCCAATCACAGAACAACAATTAAAAGAGTGGGGAGTAAAGTATCACGAGTTGTGTTTTAAAGGACACAATGGAGATTACTTCATAGATGATAGAGGAATAAATGCAGGAGATTTTTTCAATGAAACAAAAGTGTAATATATTAATCCCGATGGCAGGTCGTGGTTCACGATTTGAAGAACAAGGGTATACAGACAAAAAACCATTTATAGATGTAAATGGAAAACCTATGATTCATAGAGTAATTAAAAACTTAGGTATGGAATTCAATACCGACTACAAATTTATAATGATTTGTTTACAAGAGGACTTTGACAAATATGATTTTACAGAATTTGAAAAAGTAATAGGACACGACTCTTATGATGTTGTAATATTAGATGATGTCACAGAAGGGGCCGCACAGACTATATTACAAGCAAAAGATTTAATCAATGACGACACACCATTAATGACTATGAACTCAGACCAATTAGTAGATTGGGATGTAGAAAGATTGTTTAAAATGTGTGAACAATTTGACGGAGTGATTCCTTGTTTTTACGGAGAGGGAAATGCGTGGAGTTATGCCAGAACACTCGATAATGGATATGTCCAAGAAGTCGCAGAAAAGAAACAAATATCAAAGTATGCAACAGCAGGATATTATTATTGGAGTAAAGGTAGTGATTTCGTAAAATACGCAGAACAAATGATTGAAGACAATAGTAGAACCAACGGAGAGTTCTATGTAGCACCAGTTTATAATTGGGCAGTTCGTGACGGAAAAAGAGTAGGAGTGTTTATGGTGGATAAATGTTATTCATTAGGAACACCAGAAGATTTACAGGAATATTTAAATGGATAAAAAAAGAGTAGCGATATGTTTTTTTGGTCAAACGAGAACATTTCAAGTTATAAATAATACTTACAAAAAACTACAAGATGATAAAATTCATTTCGATTTTTTTGTTTCAACTTGGGATGATTTTCAAGATAAATCTCGATTTGACTTTTGTAAAGGAAAAGAGTTTATAGACCCAAATATTATTGAGTTTAAAAATAATACCGATAGAGCTGCATACACAATTCACAGAGTAAATTTACAGAAATCAAATTACGAAGTAAAAAATAATTTTATTTATGATTATGTTGTATGGACACGAAGTGAAATAGACTTTAGTCAAGAGGATTTATTAGATGCGATTAAAGAAAAGTTTATAGAACATACAGACTTGGAAATAAATCTTCATAGTCATTTAAGAACAGATGAACAAGAATATTATTATGCACCAGCCGATTACTTTTTTATGGGAACATCATTATCATTTGATTTATATTCAACGGGTTGGAAATTATATTTTAAAAGATATGATAGGTTTGAACAAGGAAAGTCCGGTGGACACAATTTTCACGCATATGTAATTAATAAACTACCATTTAATTTACAAGTTAGAGATGTTCCACATACATTTCAATTTAGTAAATTGGAAGACCGAGATATACTATGAAGAATATAGCAGTAATGGTATCAGGACACCCAAAAGGATTTGACTTAACATTTCCATATTTCCAATATTGGAATAAATTGTATGATAATGTAAAATTTGATTTCTTTGTTAGTATGTGGGAAAACGACTATAATAGAAAAGAAGTTTTTGATTGGACTACTACATATGAAATATTAGACGAAAAACATTGTCCTTATGATTTAAGTAAACACGAAAATCGAAGACACCAACCACATTACTCTTGGGCACTATACAGAGTGAATGAATTAAGAAAAAAACATCAAGAAATAGAATATGATGCGATAATACATACAAGGGGAGATTCAATTTTTTCAAGAAGTCTTTTAAATAGTTTGGTTAATAATTTAACTAAAATTCGTGGTGGATTAGTTCCTGAAAAAGACGGAGATACCTACACAGGAAAATCTACCATTGATACAAGACCAGACCCACAAATATCTGATAAGAATATATTATCAGCAAATGGTAGTGTAATACACAACTACTTTGACCCAGACAGAAATTCATTAAACCAAAACTTATGGACACAAGATGTTTGGTTTATGGGAACACCAAAGGTTATGGATATATTTTGTAATATGTTTAATTATATGTTTTTAAGAAAAGATTATATGCTACACATTATGCAGGCAGAATATTTAAATCAAATGGGAATATATAATTCACCAACAGAGGAAGGTAATACTTTTACTTTTATGAGAGACACATATAGATTTGATTTTAAAACTGGTGATGGTGGATACCCATTAGAATACCCTTCACCTAAACAACTTAAAAAATTAACAGAAGATAAAGGATTACATTGGTTTTATGATGATGAAAAACCTAAACAAAGATGGCAAGAAGTTCAGGATTATTTCAAGGAAACAGAAAAATGAAATCAATAACATACGCATATTTAGAAACAACAAATTATTGTAATTTAGATTGTAGTTTTTGTAATCGAACTGATGTAATCGGCCCACTAAAACATATGTCATTAGAGAATTGGGGTAAGTTATTGGACGGAATAAAACACCACCCAATCCAAGAAGCAAAACTTATGGGTATGGGTGAACCATTTCTACACCCACACTTTGACGAAATATGTCGTATGTTCAAAGAAACATTTCCAGATTGTAAAGTGGTCGTAGCAACAAATTGTCAATATGACATTACACCTGGAAAAAGACTTCGTAAAATTTTTGAAAATGCATTACAATATATTGATGTATTGTATTTTTCAATTGACGGATATGAGGACAATTATGAACGAGATAGAGCACCAGCAAAGTGGAAAAAGTTAATAAAATTTTTAGACAACACAAGAGAACTTGATAGACAAGGTTGCGATATCGTGGTAAACTATGTAGTAAATGCATACAATGTAGATGACATTGTAAAGATAGATGAACTTAGAGTAAATTATGATTTGGGTGTATTGAGATTAAACATAGCACAGATTTGGGACGAGAGTAGTAGTATCAAAGATGATATAGCAACATCAGGTTATACCAAACACCAATTAGACTATTTGAAAGAAAATTGGGGTGGTAAAATTATGGGTAGAGCAGATTGGGATTACAAAGATTGTTTTTGGGTAAACAATGCACTTTACACTACGGTAGAAGGTAATGTAAAAATGTGTTGTTTAAATACAGGAGCAGAACCATTTGGTAATTTATTCATAAACTCAATAGATGAGATTAGACAGATGACAGATTACCAAAATGTAAAGAAAGGTTGTAATACAAACAATCCTACTTCACATTGTAAGAATTGTTCATATAAAGAATTATCACCAATGTTAAAATATTTAGGAGTGTAATGGAAAAAGTATTAATAGGAGTAGGTTGTTCACATACACAAGGTTGTGCTTGTGTGATAGGAGCAGGAACAGAACACCAAGAATATGAATTAGCTTCATTCGAATTAAAACAGAAATACAAAAAAGAAAAAGTTTCTACTGATTGGATTACAGAAAACTTTTCTTGGATTGGTAGATTAGGTAATTTACTCAATGTAGATAAAAAGATAAACTTTGGTTCAGGTGGGAAAGGAATTGAACATTGTGTTAGAGTATTAAGAAACTACGCATTTCAAAAAAAGGATTTGTCAAATCATCTAATAATTTTTCAGGTTCCATCATTCGACAGACGAGAAGTAGCTTGGTATAATGGAACACAATGGTTTATAACTATGTTAACCGATATGTTAAGTATGATAACCAATAGTGATGGAAGAATGAAAACTTTCTATCAATACTTTCACAATGAAGATTTTTATGTCGTAAAGTATATGTATGAATTAGTTCATATACAAAAGTATATGGAAAGTCTTGGAGCAAAAGTAAAATTCTTTACATTTTTTTCACCACATATGAAATTAGTAGAACAAAATCCAAATGCATTTGACACTATGTTAGAACAATTTCAAAAACATCATAACATACACAACTATTCATCAGATATAAATAAAATGATTTCAATGGAAGAATTATTCAATAGTTTAAATATTATTAAACTTCCTGAAACTAATTGGTTACAACACCCATTATATACTGGCGAAAGGGGATTTGGAAAAATGGATAGACACACTTTACACTCAGAGGGATTATTAAAGGAAGATACACATTTGAGTGAAGAGGGAAATAAAAAGTTAGCAACAATGATTTATAATTTAGTAAAAGATGAAAAACCATTTATATAAAGTAAAAAGAAAATTTGACTACACGGATAAAAACGACTATGATTTTATTCTTAATCAATCAGAGCGTTCACAACCAATTCAACAATCTTATTATACAAAGTTTCTAAGAAGTTTAAAACAAGAGGACTTTGCATATTATCCCAATACAAAAAACTTCAAAGAAAAAATATGTGAATTTTATAATGTCAATACAGAAAATTTATTTTTAAGCGATGGCTCGGATATCGGTATCAAGTCTATATTTGAAACCTTCACAACTTGTGGCAATATCGTGACTTCCGAGCCGTCCTTTCCTATGTATCAAGTTTACGCATCATTATATAATTGTCCTTACAAAGGAATACACTATGATTTAGATACAAGACAATTATCAGTAGAACATATGTTAAAGTTCGTTGATGATGAAACTCAGCTGATTATATTGGCAAATCCAAATAGTCCAATCGGTGATTACAAAACCATAGATGAAATCAAACCATTATTAGATACTGGTATTCCGGTATTGATTGATGAAGCATATATAGAATTCTTAGATACTGAGGATTTGTATTATGATAGTTTTATTAAGTATATTAACGAGTATCCAAATCTAATTGTAACGAGAACATTTTCAAAAGCATTTGGTGCGGCAGGTTGTAGAGTTGGTATGACTTTTTCTAATCCACACTACATTGAAAATATTTCTAAGTTTAGACAAATGTATGAGATATCAGGGGTGTCTATGAAGTATTGTGAATTTCTATTGGATAACTTTCACTTAGTTGATATCTATACACAAGAAATTATTGAGGAACGAAAAAAAGTCTTGACATTGATGAAAAACTTTAGTATATTAGATAGTGAGGCAAACTGGATACATTTCAATACTCACGACGATAATCTCAAAACAAAGCAAATTCTTGATAAACATAAAGTATTAGTAAAGTATTGTAAAGTTCACCCATACGGAAAAAGAAATAATTGGTGTCGTATGACAATACAACCAAACATTACAGAACAAGAATTTTTTAAGGAGTTATTAGATGAATATGATAACTAAAGAAAGTCAAGAATTATTAGATGAGTTTTTTAAGGAACACAAGTTATTCTTTTGTGATGATGTTAGTTGGAAGATTTACAAGAAAGATAATTTAGAAACAAGATTAATTTATTTATTTTCTAAATTTGGATTTTTTGAAACTTCACTTAAAGAATTAGATGATGAGTATATAGATGAACAAGCTTTTTACAAAAGGGGTGATAATCCAGACTATCACGAAAATAAACGATTTGTTATTCAAGAGGTGGTAGAAGAAAAGATATGTAATCCAATACACGCAAGCTTTAAACCAAATGACTTTGGACTTGATGTATATGGAAACTTACATAAAACAGCTATTCATCCAGGACACACCAGATATGAGTCTTCGGTTTTTTTAAAGAAAAATTTAAAAAAAGGATTTTTCTACATAAGAAAAAAGTATTACAATAATGATGAAATATTCAAGGGTCTAAAAGAAATGAAATCATTTGAGGATATTATGCAACATTGGACAGAAAGACTATTGACAAAAGAAGAACAAGAAATTAGAGGAGACTCTAATATGTGTGATTTCATACATTTAATGGATGATGCGAATAACAAATTAAGAAAAACTAAATACCACGACGAAACTGAATGTTATATTTTAAAGTTATGGAATTGGTATTCAACTACGATTGATGATATCCCATACGAAAAACTACTTGCAGCACAAAGAATAGATTTATTACATACATCAAGATATTTAGATTACATTAGAGAGTCATCAAAAGATATAACTAATATTTTATTTGAAAAAAAATTAACGATATATACAGACTCTAATACAGATGTAAAATCATACTTTAAAAATATACAAAAATATCTTTTACAAAAAGCCAATGAACAATTACTTTTTGTTACTAACAAACACGAACAATTTGATTTTGATGTAGTGGTGGTAGATAAAAAACCAGACAATATTTCAAAGTTAAATGGTAGTAAAGGATTTGCAATTTGGATAGATAAAGATATACTTGGTAGTATAACGAGAGACATTTATGAGTTCTTAGTCTTTACAAGAAAAGATATAAAGTTAGCAGAAACAAAAGACGGAAAAATATCAGTAGTGAATTGTAGAAATACAGGAGATAAAAAGTGGACAATACACAAAGAATTTTATTTATAACACCAGTAAAACATTTAAGTTTGTTTTATAACTATGCTTTACAAAACTATGAAGTGTTGGAATTAATAGAACCAACATATGAAGATGTGAAGAATCAGATAAAAAACTTTGATATATTATTTTGTGCACCTAATCATCAAACATTTGTTATTGATGAAGATTTAATTAAAGACTCAAACATAAAGTCTATATTGTCACCATCAACAGGACTTAATCACATTGATGTTGATTCAGTTCCAATTGTATCGGTAAAGAATGATAAAGTTTTAAATGATGTTTGGTCAACAGCAGAACATACTTTATATTTAATATTATCAATAGTTAGAGGAAAACACGAACTACACGATAAAACATTAGGTATTATTGGATATGGAAGACTTGGTAAAATGGTAGAACAATTATGTAAACCATTATTTAAAAATGTTATTTGTGTTGATAAAGATGATGATATAAGTTTACTTTACATAGAAAGTGATGTAGTTTCACTTCATATGGATTACAATCCAACAACAGAGTATATGATTGACAATGAGTTTCTAAGTAATTTTAAAAAGAACATTTACTTAATCAACACAGCAAGAGGTGAAGTGGTAAACGAACAAGATATAAAACATTTACTATCAGTCGGTAGAATTAAAGGATATGCTACTGATGTATTGCAAACAGAATACAATGAACAGAAGTCAGTATTTTACGGAGTGGATTATGTAATCACTACACCACACATAGCAGGAACATCAATAGAAGCACAAGAGAAAACATACAAACGAGTATTGGAGAAATATGAAAATAATAACTGAATTATGTCAAAATCACAATGGTGATATTAACACATTAAAAGATATGGTGGTCAAGTCTGCTGAGAGTGGAGCAGACATAGTAAAGATACAATCTATCAAAGCTAATTCACTCACTAAACGAGATGAGTTTGAGTCATTTAGAAAGTATTCAGACGAATATAAAAGATTAGCATCATTAGAACTAAGTATGGATGATGAATTAGAATTTATACATACAGCAAAAGCTAATAATGTTATACCAATGACAACAATATTTAGTCCCAATCACTATGAATATTATAATTCATTAGGATACGATTATCTAAAACTTAGTGGATATTCGATGAGAGCATTTGATTGGGGTAAAAAATTAGATAAATTTAATTTCAAACACTTGGTATTTTCTACATCAAGTTTACATTTACACGATATCAAAAAGTGTATTGAGAATTTACAAGGAGTTGATTTCACAATATTACATTGTGTTTGTTTATATCCAACACCATTTGAAAAATTAAACTTATCATCAATAGAACATTTGAAAACACTACACGACAAAGTAGGATTCAGCGACCATTCAGATAATTTACTATCAAGTAAACAGGCAATCTTTCAAGGTATTGATATGTTGGAAAGACACTTTACTATATTGGATAAAGAAGAAACAAGAGATGGTAAAGTTTCGGTCACACCAAAAGAATTACAAGAGTTAAAAACATTTAGTAATTATACAAAGGAAGGTCAGTATTTAGTATTGAATGGATTTAATGAGGAACAACAATTTAATCACGAGTATTACCAAGGAAGATTTGAATGATACTACTTTGTAATGGAGATAGTTGGACACAGGGTGATTCACCTGCACAAGATATAAATTGGGAGTCGGAACCAAACTTGGACTGGTATAATATAGTACCTGATTTTGGTGAATTCTCTAATCCTTGTGATGATAGAGTTCTTTACAAGTTTTATGATAGTGATGTATGGTCAAAAGTATTAGGTAAAAAACTTGGAATAGAAACTTGGAATTGTGGTAGGTTGGGTGCAAGTAATGATAGAATCATTAGAACCACAATTAATTCTATCGAGTATTTAGAATCATTGGGTAAAACAGATATATTTGTTGTGATTGGTTTAACCAGTATAAATCGTTATAGTAATTTAACATCAAATTTCAAATATAATGAATTGAGAGAAGATAAAAAAAGTAATCTTAGTCCGGCATTGGTTCAAAGAAATTTAGTGAATTTAATCAATATTCAGAACTATTTATCTATGAAAGGTTATGATTACTTAATATTTAATGCGTTTGATTTTTTGATGGAAAATGATTTTAAATCTTTACCATTATACCAATACATTAATTTTGACAAAATTTACAACAACGACTTGAAAGCACATTTTAAAAATTATATAGATAATAAATTTAATACTAATTGGGATATAAAAGGAAAATACTATAAAACACAACACCCAACAGACTTTTCTCACAATGAGTGGGGTAATGAATTACATAAATACATTAAGGAGAACTATGATGTTTAAGAAAATAAAACAATGGTTTCAGGATTGGAAACAAAAAAGAAAATTAAAGAAAAAACTTGAAGCATTAAAGAAGAGAGACCCGTTCATTTATAAATAAAACTTCCTAACTTTATATTTATAGTTGTATAGATTTATATAAATTAAGGACATAAATGATTAAACTAAAAAACTTACTATTTGAATCCAGTATTACAGGACAAACACAGGGTTCTGAAGAGATTGGTGGATATAAAGGTTTCTTTAAACTATCTGAAATGGAAAAGTATAAGAAATGGTTAAAGAAAACTCTTCGAATAGAATTAGTTGAGGGATTCAAAGACCCAGGTATATTTAAAGCAGTATTTTTAGCAGGTGGACCAGGTTCAGGTAAAACCTACATAGCAAAGGGTTTATTTGGAATACCAGAAAGAGTCAATGTATCTCAAAGTGGTTTAAAAATGGTTAATTCAGACAAAGAATTAAAATATTTATTAAACAAATTTGGATTCGGTACTGACTTAGATTCATTACCAGATGAAGTATTTAAGAACCTTACAGGTGACGGACCACAATCAAGTGGATTGAGAAAGTTCGCAAAAGATTTAACCGCAGAAAGAAGAAGATTGTATCAAAACGGAAGACTTGGTATGATTATCGACGGAACCGGAGACGATTTTAAAAAAATCTCGATGGAAAAAGCGGAATTAGAGAAGATTGGGTATCAAACATATATGATATTCGTAAACACTACATTAGAAGTAGCACTTGAACGAAATGAAAATCGTGATAGAGTATTACCAGCAAGTATTGTTAAAGCATCACACCAGGAAGTAAATAGAAATGTTGGTGCGTTTCAAGGATTATTTGGTTCAAGTAACTTTATGATTGTTGATAATAATGAGTACAAAACAGAAGCTCAAGCAAAAAAGAGATTTAAGATGTTGGTGAAACAAGGATTAGGTAAGTTTATAAAGGCACCAATCAAAAGTAAAAAAGCATTGAGTTGGATTAGAAAACAAAAAATATTAAGGGAAAAATAATGTTGATATCATTTGATGAAATTATAAAAGTAACACTACACCACGAAGGTGGATATGTTCACGACCCAAAAGATTTAGGTGGTGAAACAAACTTCGGGATAGCAAAAAGATTTTATCCAGATGTAGATATAAAAAATCTAACGGAAGAAGAAGCAACAGATATTTACAGAGAAGATTACTGGAACAAGAATAGGGTAGAAGAACTACCAGAAAACCTTAGACATATATTTTTCGATATGTGTGTTAATCAAGGTAGAGGAACCGCAGTAAAGATTTTACAACGAGCATGTGTCGCAAAAGGAGCAGACATCGCAATAGACGGAGGTATGGGTCCAGGTACTATGAATGCGATTCAAACATACAAACCTTCAAATGAAAGAGTTCGTTGTTATAGATTAAAATTTTATTATGATTTAGTAAATAAAAAACCCGAACAAGAAAGGTTCTTGTTTGGTTGGTTTAAACGAGCAATATCAATTTAGGAGAAATTAAATGTCATTTTCAGATGTAACACGAGGACAAGCTAGTTTTGTTAGTAGAACAAAGAAAAACCCAAGACCAAGTTCATTTCACAAAACACACGAAGTAGCAGCGTCAACAACATACGAACCAACAGGTTCATTTAAAAATACTGCATTTTTAGTTGAAACAGGAACTAACTACGCACTTACACCAGCAGATGGTGGTGATAACTTGACTGCAGGTTTAGTAACAGGACAAGTTTACAACATCGCTTTGAAAAAAGTTGTTAATGGTTCAAGTACAGTAGTTCAATTATTAAAATAATGGACAATGTAGCACAAATAATAAGAGAAACAATCACAGAATTGATTGACGATAGTCGTTGTATTCATTGTGGTTCAATCACCAATGAAAACTTAAGACAATGGTTTAAGAAAGGTGGAGCCGGAGGAACAACCAAAGGTGGTTGGGACAGATATGGTTCAGAGGGACAGAAACTCGGTAAGTGTGGTGGTGGAAAAGAAGGTGGTGCATATGCCGCTTGTTTAAGTGCAGAAAAAGCAAAGAAACTCGGTCCAAAAGGTAGAGCGTCATTTGTTCGTAGAAAGAGAGCAGCACAGAAAAAGGGTGGTGATGCTAAAAAAGGTGGACAAAGAACTAAAAGTAAAAAACCTACCTATGTAAAAACCAAAGCAGAAAACACTATGAACGAAAGAAGAAATCTAAAACAATTACTAACTAAAATAAAAGGCGGTAAGATGAATAAGGATATCGCTAAAGACTTGGACAACTTGATAATGAAAGACGATGGTTTTGTAGTGATTACAAAATCAAAAAAAGATGGATACAATCGTTTTCACGCTAATAGAGTAGATGATAGAGGTGTTGAGGTTGTTCCACATAGTAGAGATTTTAAACCAGGTAAAGTTAGAGGTATGATGAGACACAAACCAGAACATTTGTTAGGAGATGTTAATTGGAAAGATGTTAAAGATATTTATATGGAGAATAAAATGAACTTGAAATTAGAAGAATTAGTAGGTAAACCAATTACAGAAGCTCAATTCGATGAAGCCGCCGGAAAGAAAGACGCTTGTTATCGTAAAGTGAAAGCCCGATATGATGTATGGCCTTCTGCTTATGCAAGTGGTGCTTTAGTAAAGTGTCGTAAAGTAGGTGCAGCTAACTGGGGAAATAAATCTAAAAAAGAAAATGTAAATGAAATTAAGGTTTGGAGTTTAGACGAAAAATGTTGGAAAGGATATGAGAAAAAAGGAACAAAAAAAATGTTCGGTAAAGTCTATCCTAATTGTGTAAAAAAAGAAGGTGTTCAGACTAATGTTTGGTTAGGTGAGAACGAACTTTATTATGAATCCAACACAGGAGAGTCAGGAGGATATTCATTTAATTTTAAAAAAGAAGATGTCAACGAAGCAGAGTATCAAGGAAGAAAAGTAAAACTTGGTAAAATTATGCAAGGTGATACTAAAAAGTTCAAAGTATATGTTAAAAATCCAAAAGGAAATGTAGTAAAGGTGAACTTTGGTCAAGGTGGTGACGCTAAAGGTGGAACAATGAGAATTAGAAAATCAAACCCAAAAGCAAGAGCTAACTTTAGAGCAAGACACAATTGTGATAATCCAGGTCCAAGACACAAAGCAAGATATTGGTCTTGTCGTAAATGGTAGGAGAGTTATGTCAAATAAACTAACAGAATGGTTAGTTAAACCTTTTATCAATGAAGTAGATTTACCAATTAAAGTTGGTGATGATGTATTGATGGGTAGGTTTAAAAACAAACGAGTAAAAGTCAAGTCCATTGACTACAATGAGAAGGGTGATTTACTAATTAATGGTCGTCCTGCATTAAAATTTAGATTAGTCAAGGGTGACAAAAAGTTATTACCGAGTAAAACTACAAAGAAATCATCAGCAGAACCAGACTCAGATAGAAAAGGTGTTGATGATGAATATCCACATCATAAAACAGAATCTAAATTACAAGAAGCAGAACCAAAGTTTCAATCAGTCCACACAAGGTCATCATTTAATCAAACATTTGGTGGTTGGTATTCAAATTATGTTCCACTATCCACTAAATTTATGCAAAAGATGATAGGTAATACACGAGTAAGTGTATTTCACGTCGGTTCAGCAGAAATGAAAAGAGATATACAACAGGTTGGAAGAATCATTGGTAAGAAAGGTTCCTTATCTACATTTACCGCAGTTGACAAAGGTGAGAAACTTGCAAAAGGACAAGGGATACAATCCAAAGGTGGTGTTATTTATCAAATAGAGGGAACTTTATTAGTTGCAAGCACAAGAGATATACAATCCACACCAGATAAAACAGGTCGTAGATGGGTTCCACCAACTAGCTTAGCAGGTAAAGTTGCTGGTGGTAAAATGTATGATGAATTAAAAAAAGGTATTAAAGCAAATAAACTGGATAGAGACACTTGGAATAGTATAGAAAGAAAAGAAGAAGCAAAGTGGGAAAAAGAAGTTGATTATTACAGTGATAATTATAAGGGAAGTTATGAAGAAAAAGAAGAAGCATTGAAAAAAATAATGGGCCCATTGAAAAGAAAATGGATTAAAAAATATATTGATATGTGTTATAAAATAATGAAAAAATATCAACCACAAATCAAAAGACATATATTAAGTCAAAAAGATAAAGGTTCAGAATACGGGTGGAACGAAATAGTTGTGAATCAAATTCATATTCAAGATGTATTTTTATTAAAAAGAGTGGGTCAATATAGTAGTATACGAGATGAAGTAGAAAAAATTGCAAAAGGTACAGTTACCGTAGGTTCACCAGCACAATTTAGAAAGTGGTATAACCAACGAGGTGGTATTATTAATGAAGCAAAAAGAATTCCAAGAAAAAAAGGACAACATAGAGGTTCTAAATCACATTCAGATTTATACACAGACGAAAATCCAAAAGGAACAATCAAAGGTTTAAAGTTTGCAACCGTCAAGGACGCAAAGGCATCAGTAAGTAAAATCAGAGGTAGTGGTAAAACACACGCTCACAAAATTCAAGCAGCAGTTGCTATGGAACAACGAGCAAGAGAAATGGGTAAAACATCTGAGGCAGCAGTCTATCGTGCTTACATCAACCAAATGAAAAAGAAAACTAAAAAGAAAAATGAATCTGATGAATATACATTTGGACCAGATTATATACCAACAAACTTAGCACAAAGAAAAAAGATGAAAAGAATTCATCAAAAAACAAATAGAAGTAGTAGAGTTAGTGGTAGAAAAAACGAAGGTTGGTCAGATAAATATAAAAAAAGTATTGATTGTAATAATCCAAAAGGTTTTTCACAAAAAGCACATTGTGACGGAAAGAAGAAAAACGAAAGTTTCTTTGGATTAGGACCAGGAGATGTTCCTTCACCAAGTCGTAAAATGGTTAAGAAAATGAAAAAGAAGGGGAACACATCAGTTCCTTATGGTAGTGGATATAAAAAAGTAAACGAACAAAAAGAAATTAAAAAAGTAATAGCTATTTATCCAGGTAGATTTCAACCATTTGGTCCACATCACAAAAAAGTATATGATGCGTTAAAAAGTAAGTTCGGTGAAGCATACATCACAACATCAGATATACAACAACCACCAAGACACCCAATGAACTTTAATGAAAAAGTTAAACATATGGTTAAAATGGGAATACCAAAGAATCGTATCGTAAAAGAAAAAGTTCCTTATGTGGCAAACAACTTATTGAAGAAATTTAATAAAGACACCACAGCAGTAGTTTATGTGTTTGGAGCAAAGGACGCCGGTAGATTAAAAGGTGGTAAAAAGAAATCAGGTGGATTAACTTACTATCAAGATTTAAAGTCAAATCTAAATAATTTGAAAGGATTTGAAGAACACGGATATATTTATGAAGCACCATTTGTAAAAGTTAGTGGTATCTCAAGTGGAACAGAGATTAGAAAATTATTAGGTAGTCCAAAGTTTGATGATAAAAAAAGACAACAAATATTCAAAAAAACATTTGGATACTTTGATAAGTCCACATATGAAATGATGACTTCCAGATTTAAAAAGTTGTTTGAATTTTTCCAACAACCACAAGTAAAAAAACTAATGAAAGAAGTTAGTGGTTTTGGAACAAGTATAAATGCAAGTGATATGTCAGATGAGGGTATGTATGATTTTTTTGGTTCCTTAGATGATTATTACAGAATATCACCAGAACACGCAGAACATATTGGTTATGAATTGATTGATTTTCCAGTAAGAGATTCTGAGGATATGATGTTTACCATTATGGCAGATGAATATGAAAAGGACAGAACCAAAACCGTAACACACGGAAGAACAATTAATCAAAACAGAAAAAATAAAGAATCAGTTGATAACCCATTTCCAAAGTATAAAGAACGAATGAGAAAAACATTAGGTGGTCTTGGATTTGAAATAATTAAATACTTTGGTGAAGAGTCATTTACTAAGATGAAAGAATCACCACTACTGGCCAAAAAAGATATTGATAAGGGTGTTAGTCATATTAAGAAAGTTCAAGAAGGGTTTATGGAAGATGTTAAATTATTAATAGAAGGTGGAGCATACGGACATATGAATCATCCATTTGATGATAATAATTTGATGTTTTCAGATTTGAAGAACATAATTATTATAGGGTTAGAAGGAAAGCTTAATCGTGAAGATAATGTTTCTGAAAAACTTGATGGACAAAACCTAATGATAAGTTGGGTAGATGGAAAGTTAAAAGCAGCCCGAAACAAAGGTCATCTGAAAAATGGTGGTAAAACTGCACCAACAACTTCCGGTATAGCAAGTATGTTTGCTGGTAGAGGTAATATTAAAAAGGCATTTGTAGGTGCGATGAGAGATTTAGAAAAATCAATAGGTTCTTTATCAGACGCTCAGAAGAAAAAGATTTTTGGTAATGGAACTAAATGGATGAATTTAGAGGTTATATATCCACAAACGAGTAATATAATAGACTATGATGTCGCAGAGATTGTATTCCACGGAACTACCGAATATGATATGTCCGGTAGAGCAAAAGGATACTCAAAAGATGCGGCTCGTATGTTACAAGGTATGATAAAACAAGTAAATCAAAATATACAAAAAACATTCAAGATTAGTAAACCTAACTTTTTGAAAATGAGCAAAGTTCAAGACTTTAGTAAGAAGAAATCTACATTTTTAAATAAGTTAAATAAACTACAAAGTCAATATGGATTAAAAGATAGTGACAAATTAGGTATGTATCATCAATCTTATTGGCAAGAATATATTTTCAACGCAGCAAAACAATTCAAAGTTAAGTTGAAGAGTAATCAATTAGTAAACTTAACGAATCGTTGGGCATTCTTTGATAAATCATATAGTATCGGACAAATTAAAAAAGACTTTAAAGACAATCCACAATTTATTGATTGGATATTAAAGACTGATAAACTTGACCATAACAAAATGTTTAAACAAAATATCAAACCATTTGAGATATTATTTTTCCAAGTAGGTGCAGAGATATTGAAAAATATGTCAGGTTTCTTAGCGGTATCACCAGACACAGCAGTTCAAAAAATTAAAAAAGATGTGGACACCGCACTAAAAGATTTACAAAAACCAGATAAAGTAGAAAAATTAAGAAAATTAAAAATACAAATAGAAAAATTAGAAGCTATCGGTGGTTCGAGTGCAATAGTTCCGAGTGAGGGATTAGTATTTAAATACAAAGGTAATATATACAAATTTACAGGAGCATTTGCACCAATCAATCAAATACTTGGTAGTTTAAAATTTTAAGGAGTTATAATGGCAAACAGGTCAAAAGAAGCAGAAAGACAGAATAAAGCATTACAAAATATTCTTGAAGGTAAACCAGTAGAAAAGGATTATGTTCAGGTTGGATATGAGGGTAAGAAAGATAAAGGTCAAGGTGGTAAAACCAGAGAATCAGAATTAAGTAAAACAATGCAATCAGTTAGAATGCCTTGGTTTTGTCCTAATTGTAAAAAAGCAATGAAGAAAAAACTTGATAACAAGTTTTGGAGATTGATGGGACATTGTTTTGATTGTCAAATAGATTATGAAAACCAACTAAAAATTGAAGGTAAGTTCAATGATTGGGCACAATCAAAAATGTTAGAAAATCAAAAAGCACAATTAAAAGATTTAGAACAAAGTATAGATGACTTTGAAAAAACAGGTGGTAAAAAAGAATGGTTCAATAATGTAGGTGTCAATACACCAATGTTAGAATCAGATAAATGGGAAATGGGTGAAAAGGAATTTGAAAAAACCATTCAGGAAGCAAGAGATTTCATACAAGAGAAACAACAAATCGTGAAAGAAGCAGAACAACAACTAAAAGGAGCAGAATAATGGGAATCATTAATGCAATATTAAACCTATTCTTTGGTGGAAATAAAAAGAAAGAAGTCAAAGAGTTAGATAAAGCTATTAAAGTTAAAGACAATGAAGTTAAGGAACTTGAAAAAGAAGTAAAAGTTCTTGAGGCAAAAAAGAAAGTTAACAAAAAAGAAGTAGCAAAATTAAAAAGAAAAGTAACCAATACTAAAAAACAGATTGAAAAAGCTGGTGAAGCGGTAAAAGAAGACAATGCCGATGAAGCAGTTAAATTTTTAAAGAAGTTTAGTAAATAAGTTATATATTTATATATATGAGATATTTAATTTACATATTACTAATCGGGAGTTTATTCGGTCAAGATGTGATTGAACCCAAAACCTACACCTTTACAGAGGAAGAAGTTTTAGGATTTACCAATACGATTAAAGAACTTGAACTAAAAGATAGTTTAAATGTTTCTTTAGTTGAGGATTTAGAATCACAATTGAAACTTTTTGAAGAAACATCAGTCATAGACTCTATGTTGATTGCGAATAAAACGAACCAAATTAATCTACTAAAAGACACCACAAAACTACTTGAACAAAAAGTAAAACTCGTTCAACCTAAATGGTATGAAAACAAATGGTTATACTTTACATTTGGGGTAGCTTTGACTGCTACTTCAGTTAAATTAGCAGGTCAAATAGTAGACTAATGGCAGAACCAATAAAAGAAGTAATCAAACAAGAATATGTAAAGTGTGCAAAAGATTCAGCATACTTTATGAAAAAGTATTGTATGATACAACACCCGATACGAGGAAAAATTCCTTTTGATTTGTACGATTTTCAAGAAAAAACCGTAACAGAGTTTCAAGAAAATCGTATGAACATCATACTAAAAGCTCGTCAGTTAGGTATATCTACATTGACAGCAGGATACGCTTTATGGATGATGACTTTTCATCAGGATAAAAATGTTCTGGTAATTGCAACGAAACAAGAAGTAGCAAAAAACTTGGTTACGAAAGTTCGTGTTATGCACTCAAACTTACCGAGTTGGTTGAAACAAAGGTGTGTCGAGGATAACAAATTGAATTTGAGATATCGTAATGGTTCTCAAATTAAAGCAGTATCTTCTTCTGGTGAAGGTGCTCGTTCTGAAGCACTATCATTATTGATATTGGATGAGGCGGCATTTATTGATAAGATTGACACAATATGGACAGCGGCACAATCCACATTGACTACTGGTGGTAGTTGTATCGCATTATCAACACCAAATGGTGTGGGTAATTGGTTTCATAAAAATTGGGTAGAAGCAGAAGAGGGACGAGGACTATTTAATCCAATCAAACTACATTGGACTACACACCCAGATAGAGATGAAGAGTGGAGAAAAGAACAAGATACTTTACTTGGACCAAGTTCAGCAGCACAAGAGTGTGATTGTGACTTCTTAACATCTGGTACAGGTGTGATTGACCCAGTATTACTGGAGAACTTAAGAAAGAACTCGTGTAATGACCCAATGGAAAAAAGAGGTATTGACAATAATTGTTGGATTTGGGAACCAGCAAATTACTCAAAGAGTTACATTGTATGTGCCGATGTTGGTCGAGGAGATTCAGCAGACTATTCTGCTTTTCACGTGATTGATGTTGAAAATTTAGAACAAGTAGCAGAATACAAAGGTAGAATAAATACCAAAGATTTTGGAAATATGTTGGTAAGTATAGCGACAGAATATAATGATGCGATACTTATAGTAGAGAACAATAATATTGGTTGGGCAACAATCCAACAAATTATAGATAGGGATTATCCTAATCTATTTTATACAAGTAAAGACTTACAATATGTTGATGTTCAACACCAATTGAACAATAAAATCAACAGACAAGAAAGGAATATGGTTGCTGGTTTTTCAACGACTTCTAAGACCAGACCACTAATTATTAGTAAGTTAGAAGAATTTTTTAGAGAAGAAAGTGTAGTGGTTCGTAGTAATCGTTTGATTGATGAACTATTGACTTTCGTCTATATAAATAATAGAGCAGAAGCGATGACCGGATACAATGATGATTTGGTTATGTCTTTTGCTATTGGACTTTGGGTTCGTGATACTGCATTAAGATTACGAACTGAAGGGATTGAATTAACAAAAAAGACTCTCAGTAGAATGAACGATACCGAGGGTTTATACACTCCAGAAGACGCAAATAAAAATGATAGTTGGGAGTGGGATACAGGAAAAGAAAAAGAGTCTTTAGATTGGCTCTTATAAAGTGAGGTAAAAAATGGCAGATACAACATTATTTGGTAGATTACAGAGATTATTCTCAACAAATGTAATTGTAAGAAATGTCGGTGGTAAGAAATTAAAGATTGCTGATACAGACCAAGTACAAAAACAAGTCAAGAGTCATCTTGTTGATAGGTATACAAAACTACACAACAACTTGGACTTAGTAGGAACAGGTTATTCTACGGTTCATCAGATTATGGCAGCAAGATTGGCATTGTTTAAAGATTATGAATCAATGGATTCTGACCCAATCATTTCATCAGCATTGGACATCTATTCAGATGAGTCTACAATGAAAGGTGAGTATGGTGAAGTCGTTTCAATTAAATCTGACAACGAAAATATCAAAGAAATTCTACATAATTTATTTTATGACATTATGAACATTGAGTTTAATCTATGGCCTTGGGTTCGTAATATGGTTAAGTATGGTGATTTCTTTTTACACTTAGACATTAGTGAAAAGTATGGTATTACAAATGTAGTTCCATTATCACCTTATGAAATAATTAGAGCAGAGGGAGAAGACCCAGAAAATCCTTATTATACAAAATTCTACTTGGAAAGTATTGAAGGAGCACATCCATACTTCGGTCAAAAGAATAGTGGTAAAGGAAAAATAGAATTTGAAAACTTCCAAATCGCACACTTCAGGTTAGCAAACGATAGTAACTTCTTACCTTACGGAAAATCTATGGTTGAGTCTACAAGAAAGATTTGGAAACAATTAACACTTATGGAAGACGCAATGTTAATTCACAGAATTATGAGAGCACCTTCCAAACGAGTATTCAAGATTGATATCGGTAATATACCACCAGCAGAAGTTGACAATTATATGCAAAGAATCATCAACAAGATGAAGAAAACACCAATCATAGATGAACAAACAGGTGAGTATAATTTAAAATACAATATGCAAAACCTAACAGAAGACTTCTTTATGCCAGTTCGTGGTGGAGATAGTGGAACTGAAATATCAGAGTTGGGTGGTATTGATTATGATTCAACCGAAGACATTGAATATTTGAAAAACAAATTATTAGCATCACTAAGAGTACCAAAAGCATTCTTAGGATTTGATGAAAATGTCGGTGGTAAAGCGACACTTGCGGCAGAAGATGTAAGATTTGCCAGAACCATTGAAAGAATACAAAGAATTGTAGTATCAGAGTTAACAAAGATTGCAGTTGTTCACTTATATTCACAAGGATATACAGACGAAGACTTAGTAAACTTTGAATTAAACTTAGCAAGTCCTTCAACAATGTATGAACAAGAGAAGATTGAATTGTTCGGACAAAAAGTTTCATTAGCTCGTGATATGATACAAGATAAAATTTTACCTTATGAATGGGTATATGATAATATTTTTAATTTCTCAGATGAACAAAAAGTTGATATTGAAAATCAAATCATTGAAGACCAGAAACAAAAATTCAGACACTCACAAATTGAGATGGAAGGTAATGACCCACAAGCATCCGGAGAATCAGTTGGAACACCAAGTGATATGCAAACCGGCCGTGGTGGATTATTCGGACAACAACAAGAACCACAACAGGATGACGATTCAGTAGCAGGTTCTATATTTGACCCGTTCCAAACTCAAGATGGAGAAGACGACAGACCAGAAGACCAACAAGGTGGTCGTCCACAAGAGATGAATAAACCATTCAAAGATAGTGGAGCAAGAGGCCGTGACCCATTAGGGAAACAAACCAAGAATAGAAGACCACTTGCATTAGCACACTACGACGCCTTGAAGAAAACTATGGGTAAAAAGTCAAAGGACATAATAAATGAGACCAACAAGGTAGATGAAATTGAACAAGAATATAATGAATATAAGGAAGAAAACGGGGTAGATTAATACCGATTTCTTGAAAGTTTTATATTTATTATTGATAAAATACAGAAAAATACTTTGGAGCTCAAATGTCTTATGTTAAACACAACAAGATAAAGAATACAGGTATTCTTTATGAACTTTTATCTCGTCAAATAACAGTTGATGTGATGAATGATACAGAAAGTCCTAAGTCAGTAAAGATTTTTAAAGAATTCTTTAATAAAAATACTGAATTAGGTAAAGAATACGAATTATATTCAGTTTTGTTAGAAAAAAAATACAAAAACAATAAATATGCTACTCAATTAGTTGAAGCAGTAGTTAAAAGTCGTAGAAAGTTATCTAATCGTAGGTTGAACAATGAAAAATACAACTTAATTAAAACCATAAGAGAAAATTATGATATAAAAGAGTTTTTTAATACTCGTATTCCAAATTTCAAAGTTATGGCATCTATTTACAAAGTTTTTGGAACTGAAACAGGTAAAGAAGACTTTGGACCAATAGAACAAACAGATTCTACTATCACTCTAACTGAACATATCTCACAAAGTAAAATTGAAAAATCAAAAAAACATAATTTAAGTGAATATGTGGAACAAGAAAAAGATTTAAGGTTGTTGAGTTATCAATTATTAGTTGATAAGTTTAACAAAAAGTATAAATCTCTTGATGAAAGTCAAAAAAACTTGTTGAAACAATACATCAACAATGTATCCAATACAAATTCATTGAAAGAATTCATAGACAATGAAGTAGTTAAAATTAAAAAAGCTTTAAAGAGGTTATTACCAAATGTCAATGATAAAATTACACAGATTAAATTATCAGAAGCTATTGGTCATACTGACACCGCTACAAAAGGTAAAGTCGTGAAAGATAAACACGTGGTTGCATTGATGAGATATTATGAATTAATTAAGGAAATCAAAAATGTCCAAACACGACAAAGTAACTAAGTTAAAAGAACTTATCAAACATTTAGTTGTTCAAGAACTAAATAAAGATAAAGAGGTCGATGAAGTCTCTACAACAGCTTCAGCAGGTGCAGCAAATCCTATGGGAACTGGTATTTACTATGATACTCCTTACGCATTCAGAACTAAAAAGAAAAAAGATAAAGAAAAAATGAAAAAGATTACTCGTGCAGGTGGATACAAACCAGTAAACGAATCACAACCATTTGCAGACTTCCCACAATTCCCAAAACTATCAAGAGCACAACAAGAATCTCTTGATGAGTTATTTGGATTTGCAGAATCATATCAGATATTTAATTCATTCAATAGTAATCCTAAAAAGTTTATCCAAACATTAGACGATATGGCAAAGATTAGAAAAGCATCTAACAAACAACCAAAAGGTGTTAATTTTAACAAAGGTAAAAAAGAATTCGTTAAAGAAATCACTAATCAAGAAATTAGTGCATTACAAAGTCTTGAAAAAGGTTTAAAGAAACTTCAACAAGATTATATCAAGATTACTAAAGTAGGTGATAATACACTCAAAAACAGACAATACAATGATTATTATGAATATATTATAGGAGCTAAAGAAGGAATAGGAAAACTTATACAAACTTTAAAAAGAAAACAAATGTTAGGTGAAGGTCGTTATCACGATTGGAGAAACGACGAATCCCTAACACCAAAACAAAAAATTGGTAAGTCAATGAGAGAAATTAGAGACGCATTAAATGAATTAGACAAAACCGTAAAGATGAATCTCAAATTAAAAACAGAATTAAAAATGAAGTCAGAAGACTATTGGAAAAATACACATAAAGCGTTGACCAAGATTTCAGAAAGATTAGTCAAGATGGCAAACAAAGTAGGAAATTTAAGATGAAACAAGTTATTGTAGACTATATACCATTTAGTTTAACACCAAAACAGATTAATGAATCGATGAAAGAAAACAACGGAAAGTTAGTTGTTAAAGGTGTATTACAAAGAGCAGAAGCAAAAAACCAAAACGGACGAGTATATCCAAGAGAGATATTGGTTCGTGAGTCAAAAAAGTATGATAAAAATTTTGTAAAACAGAATAGAGCACTTGGTGAATTAGACCACCCAGATAGTTCAGTTGTTAATTTAGCAAATGTATCACACAATATTACTGAAATGCACTTTGAGGGTGACAATTTATTAGGTACAGTAGAAATTTTAACAACACCAAGTGGTAATATATTGAAAGAATTATTTAAAAATGGTATCAAATTAGGTATCAGTTCACGAGGATTAGGTAGTGTTGAAGTTGTTAGAGAATCCAATGGAGACCAAGTATCAAAAGTAGGAGATGACTTTGAGTTAATCGCATTTGATTTTGTTTCTAATCCATCAACACACGGAGCATTCTTGTATCCGATGAACGAATCAGTAGACAATACACAGACAGGTAGAACTTGTGGTGATTATTGTAGAGCAGAAGATATTATTAATCACATTATAAGGGGTGAGTAATGGCATTAGAAGACTTAAAATCAAACTTAAACATTGGAGCAGGTAAACCAAAGTCCAGTCCAAGTGGAAGACATTTAAAATCACCAACTAACATTGTAACAATAGACAATTTAGCCGGTGAAGGAACTGGTGGATTAGAAAAATCTAAAACACAAGAAGTTCCAATTTACACTAACCCAGGTTTAGCAAACTCAAAGAAGAAATAAAATGAAAAAACTATCACAATTATTAGAAAGTATTAATGAGATAGATTCTTTATTAGAATTAGACTTTAAAGATAAAAAAGCATTTCAAAAGTATCAGTCAATTCATAAAATGAAACCTACGACTAAAGTAAACATCGCAGGTAAAGATACTACCGTAGGTGATGAAATGGGTGATGATAGTGAAACACCAGAAGCACCTAAGAAAACAACCGGAGCAGACATTGAAAAACAAGCAGACAAGTCCGGTAAAGAAACAGATGATATTGAAAAAGATATCGCAGGAGACTTAATGGGTGATGAACCTGAATCAGAAAAAGCTGATGCCATAGATTCTGCACTAAAAAGAATCAGTAATGAAGTAGATATAGAAGATTTCGAAGGTAGTCCAAATAATTTTGACGCATTAATGGATATCGCTTCTGATTTAGAAGATTCACCTATCGGAGATGACGAAGAATTTGGTGATTTGTATGATGATTTAATGGGTAATCAAGATACAGAATCTGCAGAAAATTTTAAAAAATATTTGGATGACCAATTAAAAGGTGATAAACCTAAATCAGAACCTAAATCACTTTTCTCACAAGTTTCTGATGAAAATAAAGATGAATTTATGGATGTTGTTTCTGACATAGATTCTAATTCAGGATTAGATACGATTAATGTAGATAAATCTAAGGGGGGTAGTGGAACATATTATAATAATATCACTCTTCCAGCATTAAAGAAAAAGTTTCCTGGTGGTGGTGATGAGTTTTATGAAGGTATAGACCAAGGTATTGATAGTGCAATAGATTCACTTGGATATATTGAAGATAAAAAACTTAAGAAAAAATTAGAAGATGAACTCTTTACTCTTAGTAATGATATGATGGCAGAACTCGGTGACGATTATGAAGCTGCAGTTGATGGAGATGGTAAACTACCTTATAAAAAAATGTTACCTTATTTAGAGAAATTAGACAAATTTAAGAAAGAACATTTTTCTGATGAGTCAAAATCTAAAGATGAACCTACTACTAAATTTCAAGGGAGAACTATTCCAAAAGCTCCAAAATATGATACTAAAAAGAAAACAGGAAGTAAAAAACCAAGTTCATTGGATAGTTACTACGCTAAGGAAGACGCAAAGAAAAAATGGCTTTCAAGTAATCCAGGCAAAACATCATATGATTGGAGTCGTCTACCATACGGAACAATGTCAGATTTAATTGATAAAGAAATGAAAGCTAGAGGGTTTAAAGAAAATACTAATTTAAAAGAATTATCCAAAATTACAACGAGGTATAACAAATGATTAAATTAAAAGAAGTGTTGAAAAAACAAATAAATGAAGCACCAGAACAACACGAAGTCTATGAAGCTCTTCAAAAGATAGTTGCCGGATTAGATGACGCGGAGTATGGTATTAATGATTTAGGTAGAATAAACTTTGAAAGTAGAGATAAGTCACAAGCAAAGAAAATTGTAAAAGATTTTAAATCATTACTAAAGTTAACTAACAAATTTTACTCAGATGTTGATAGAGGTAAAATAAAAACATCAGAATTTTAAATGCCAGCACTTAGTAAAAAGCAACAAAAATTTATGGGGATTGTAAGGTCAATCCAAAAAGGAGAACAACCGGCTTCTAAGTTTTCCAAAGACGCAAGAGATGCGGCAAAAGATATGAAGAAGTCAAGTGTAAAGAAATTTGCAGGAACAAAACACAAAGGACTACCAATGAAGAAAGAGATTTTGGGTAAACTCAAAGAGTTAATCAGACAAGAATTATCTGAATACACATATGGAACAGGTGATGTCGTTAAAGATGTTAATCCAAGTTGTCCACATTATGGTGCTGAGGGTAAAGTAAAATCCGTAAATCCAAAAAGTGTTGTGTTCGTCGTAACGAACAAAGGAAAGAATTTTAAACCAGGTATGGAGTTGGAAAAATCACACGACCAAATGAAAAAAATGAATGAATCAATAAACGAAAATAGAGATTTTGAAAAGTTGTATAAGTTATTTTCAAAAAAAGATTACTTCGGTCTAAAAGGGGTAATGAAAACACAACTGGGTAATTACAAAAGAGCACTTAAAAAAGGTGATAAAGGTGCACAAAAATATTCTGAAAAAGATGTAATCAATATGGTTAATCGTATGATTAAAAATAGAGCTAAATTTACTTATGATGAATTAGAAAAGGCAATAAAGAACAAAGATATCAAAGCATTAAAATCTAAATTACGACACAACCAACCATATTCAATCGCAATATTTAACCAAATAACAGGTAAAAAACTACCTAAAAACACTCGTGACATTCGTTCATTTTTAGACGATGAGTTTATGAATGAATCAATAAACGAGATGTCAGCAAAATCTAAAAAGATTATCAGTAAATTAGGTAAGAAAGAAAAAGAAATGTTTATGGATATGGTTGATATGTTAGGGTTTGACCAAGTAATGGCAGACTACAAAAGAGACAAGAAAGCATTTAAACAAGCATTAAAAGATATGAGTGAAGGATTCGCCTCAGCGGCTCAAAGACGAGCAGCATTTGCAAGTGGATACAAAGCCAAAGGTAAAAAGAAAAAGAAAAATGAAAGTATCATCAAAGAAAGAAATGATGAAGTTCAAACAGGTAAAGAATACACAAAACTTTGGTTACAATCAATAAACTTGATAATCAAACAAGCTAATAGTTTAAAAGGTGAATTAGCAAAACACCCAATCAAAAGAGATTTGAATAAACTAAAAGCAGTTCAAAACTTATTTAAGAAGTTTATCAAACCAGCAGTAGAACAAGAAGGTAAAGACAATAGACATTATGCACCGAACCAAACAGAACTAAGAAAATATTTATCAGATGGTAAATTCAAAATCGCTACAAGAATTTTAAGACAAAC